AGCAGGGTTGTCATCATTTGTGTTGGTAACGATAGAAAGTCCATTAGGGTTGTTTGCGCTTACACCTTCAATCTGAACAATAGGAATATACGTCTGGTTAATAAACGTATTACGAGCACTAGACGTGCCAACTAACAGACGTCCCGAGCTGTCGATACGGGCAGCTTCACCAGTAGTTAGCAGATCTGAGTTGACGTGGAAGGTAAGACCACTGCCTGCACGAGCCATTAATTGTGGCCAGCCAGTGCCGTTGTTAAGACCTAGCGCACCGTATGAGGTTCCGTTTGAATAGAGAAACCCAATGCCTTGATTGATACCATTAGTTCCAGCAGGGCCTTGAATTGTTAATGGTCCGACAGGCGCAGTAGTGCCAATCCCTACGTTGCCTGCAGACGTAATCCTCATCCGCTCCGTAGGACCAGGCGAGCCGTCTGCCGTAGTGGAGAACACTAGGCGGCCTGGGTAGTCATTTGCTCCAGCGTTTGCATCAGCACTGCACTCGATCCTTGCAAATGGAGATCCATCATTGGCAGTAAAATGGATGTATCCAATTTCCGCGCCAGAAGTAATTGATGCTGGGGCAAGTCCTCTTGCAATAGAAAGAAGACCAAATCCTGAGCTAGTACTTGTGTTGCCCTGGGTTCTCAGCAAGCCGTACTGAGCATCGCCAACCGTGGGGCTCGTAGACGTGCCAACTAGCAGGCGTCCCGAGCTGTCGATGCGGGCGCGTTCATTGAGACCAGTAATAAATTGAATCGGGCTGCCACCTATTCCCAACGCAATTTCGGCACCAGCATCGTCAACCCCAACGACAGCATTGTTGGCGTAAGTCGAACTGGCAGAAAAAACAATATGGCGGTTTGTACTTGGTTTTACGTCACAAATGGTCAAGGGTCCAGTAGTGCCAATCCCTACGTTGCCTCCGTCAGGGTTAAGAGAAAGGGCCCTGTAAGCTGTCCCCACATGAATTGATTGGATGCGACCGATAAGATTTGTCGTGTCAAATCCCCAGCGAAGCTGATAGTTTTGATTTGTGGCACCAGTAATTCGCGCCTGGGTTCCATCGGAACTGTCTTGTGCAACATGAAATAACGCACTGGGGCTACTAGTCCCCAGACCTACCCGCCCCGACGAGTCAATATAAAGCCTGGGAGTATTGCCTGTATTCAGGCTAATTGTAGAAGAGCCAAAGGAAGCAAGAGTGTTTTGCGACCCATCCAATAGATTTACCGTATTACCGCCGGCAGTTTGAATGTAGAGACTGCTGTCTGTATTTCTAGAGAAAATTCTGGCTGTTCCTGCGGATGGGATTGCAACCGCCCCCAGGGAAATGGCGCCTGAAACGTCTAACGCACTGCTCGGGCTGCTCGTTCCCACCCCCAAGCGGCCACTGGAGTCCAGGCGCATGCGCTCGCTTTCTGACCCTGCATTTGTAGTAGTAAACCTCAACGCACCAGAATTATCTGCTCCAGCACGTTCGGCACCTATATAAGCAATGCGGTTTGTGGCTTGCCAAAACGCCAATCTGCCTACATCGCTGGATGTTGTTCTATTGCCTTCAATGTTTACTGCACCAATTAAGGCACCTTTGAAAGTGCCTTGCGTGACGTTTGCATCGGACCATTTGTCAGGAGAGGAGCTTCCAACTCCGACATTCCCACTTGCATCAACAAACAAACGCCCAGTGCCATTAGTTGAGATGGCTACTTGGTCAGCACCAGGGGAATAGATGCCGGTATTGGGATCAGAGGTAAAAGAAATACTAGGCAGTGCTTGAGTTCCAGTTGCAAAAACACCAGAAGTAATTGTTGTAACGCCGCCAGTAAGTGTTGTAAAGCTACCGGTGTTTCCTGTAACGGTAGCGCCAGAAACAGTTGTCGTACCAATAACATTGGCGCCAGTAATATTACCCGTAGTTGTAATATTGCCGCTAAATGTAGGATTTTGAACTAATCCCGAAATCGAAACGTTTGTATCAACGCCACCAGCGGTAAACGTGATCGTATCGACTTTAATAGTACCGTAAGGCATTGGTCTTTCTGCTTTTTTCTTATTTTAACTGAAAAAATTAAGGCAAGATAACTAAGGGGCCCTGGATAATAAAACCTGCTGTACCACCAGAAACAACACCCGAACATACAATCGCAGCAGTTGCCCCAGAGGGTGTAGTAATTGCAAGTGTTGCTCCAGTGATATTGGTAAATCGTGCTATTGATCCGGTGACTGTGGTTCCCGAAACAGTTACAAAATTAGCGGTGGTGCCAGTGACCGTTGCTCCGGTGACTGTAGTAAAACCTGCAGTACCGCCTGTTAGTGTTGTGAATTGAGCTGTATTTCCTGTAACAGTTGCCCCAGAAACACTGGTGGTTCCAACAACAGTAACGCCTGTGATGTTTGTTGCATTTACCGACGTACCCGTAATAGAAGCGCCTGAAAGTTGACTGGTGAATGTGCCGCTAATGCCAGTGTATGTTGCACCTGTAATGGTGCCGGAAACAAACAAACCAGAACCAGAAACAAAAACGCCGGACAACACGGTAAAGTTGCCGCTAATCGTCTGGTCTCCAGCGAAGGTTTGGTTGATGGCGGTTAAGAACTGGAAGACACCGCTGGTAAAGCTTGCGTTCCCACCCGTTACTGTTTGGCCGGAAACTCGATCGGTAAACGTACCGCTAACACCAGTGATTACCGTTGCTTGAACTGTGTTTCCCGTCAGGGTTTGCCCTGAAAGCTGTGTTGTAAATACTCCAGAAACACCAGTCAGTGTTGAGAATTTACCAATATTTCCTGTAACTGTGGCGCCAGATACTTCAGTGGTAAAAACACCTGAAATTCCAGTAACCGTAGTAGCCCGTACCGTGTTGCCGGTAATAACCGCTCCCGAAAGCTGTGACGTGAAGACACCGCTTACACCGGTAATTTGTGTGAACTGAGCCGTGGTGCCAGTAAAAGTAACACCTGAAACTGTTCCGTTGGTAACCGTGAGCCCAGACGCTATTGTTCCAGAAGAGCCAACCGTTAGTGTTCCACTTGTAGAAATATTGCCAGTAACAGTGATGTTTTGTTTGACAATTCCAGTGGTGATGGTTGCCGTCTCGGCGGTTAATGTTGTGAAATTGCCAATGTTTCCTGTAATTGTTGCGCCGCTTAATTGTGTAGTAAAGACGCCGCTAACACCGGTAACAGTAGAAGCAAGGACCGTGTTGCCGGTAATTGTTGTACCACTTAATTGAGTTGTGAATACACCACTAACACCGGTGATGTTACTAAACCGACCCGTATCACCAGTAATAATTGCACCAGAAAGCTGGCTGGTAAAAACGCCGGAAACTCCAGTTGCTGTAGTAAAGCGTGCCGTATCACCCGTGATGACAAGACCACTTAAGTTTTGATAAACACCGGAAGTAAAGTTTGCGGTTGTTCCCGTGACCGTTTGTCCGCTGATCGTACCGGTAACACTGATGCCAGAAGCAAAGAAGCCGGAGCCACTAACAAATAGATTGCCTGAAACAGTGTGATTGCCTGTGGTTGTATGGCTGCCTGCAATCAGTGTTTGAAATGTACCGGTCGTGAAGTTGGCATTTGTTCCAGTAACGGTTGCGCCCGAAAGTTGTGTTGTGAAAACGCCACTAACACCTGTAATCGTGCTGAACCGACCCGTGTCACCGGTAATGATCGCGCCGGAAAGCTGGCTGGTGAAGACACCCGAAACGCCAGTGCCGTTGGTGTATCTGACCGTATCACCAGTAATCGTGGCGCCCGATAACTGAGTTGTAAAAACACCAGAAACGCCCGTAACTGTCGATGCTTTTACCGTATCGCCCGTGATTGTTGCACCAGAGAGCTGGCTGGTGAACGTTCCACTAATGCCTGTGATATTGGTAAAGCGTGCCGTATCGCCAGTGATGGTGGAGCCGCTAATGGTGCCGGTGGTTGTTAAGTTGTTTTGAACAACAACGCCACTGAACGTAGCAAGTCCTGAACTTGTAACAGTATTAAGACTGGTGGCGCCACTAACCGTAAGATTTCCGGTGATTGTTAAATCACCAAGAATTGTTTCACCGCTGATATTTACATAGTACTGATCCAGGTAATTCCTGAATTCTGTAAAAGTAATTTTTTTATTACGAAGCGTCGGGTCCACCTCAAAAACGTGGACGAGCGTAAGCAGGTCCTGCTCATTGATGGAAAGACCATCAATTGCGGGGAATTCAGAAATACGTCTGTTCGACACCTACTTTTACGCCATATTCTTACCTTTAATTATAAATCTCTTTTTCTAGCGAACTCTAATTTCAATCTTAGGCAATAAATTAGAAACGAAGTTCCAACTTACTTGAATTCCTGTTACAATCCCACAAGAGAGAAGGATTACCAACAACAATTCAGCGACTGTAAGGTTGCGTCGCACATAAACAATCTGTGGCTGAGGTCCGGGGGAGCGTTGAACTCTGCCTTCTTCCGCCAAGGTTTGTTGAATAGCCAGCTCTCGTGCTCTTGCTTTTAAGGCTTCAAGCTGTTCAGGGGTGATCTGAGGCGGAAGAGGCGGTTGGCTGGCTGGAATCTGATCTTCCATTTGAGCAAACTGTTTTCCCACACGTTAGCATCTAAGTAAAACATTTGGCGCTATGAATTACGGAATTCGCAAGGGACTTGAAGATATTGCTGCAGAACTCAAGGGAATTCGAAATATCTTGGCCTCCATGTGGCATAGCCGTTACTCAGAGGGTGAAACGGATCGCCTGAATCCAGAGGCTTATGCCGACGAATATATCTCCACCGAGGAGTGCGCCAGGCGCCTGGGGGTTTCAGATCAAACACTGCGAAACTGGATGGCCATTGGTAGGAAGAGTCCCGATAAAGGCTGGGTTGAGGGCTTGCATTACGTCAACGCATCTCCCAACCCGAACAAAAAAGCAATCATTCGGATTCCCTGGAACAACCTGGTGCGTTCATTTGCAAAAAACCCAGAACTCACTTCGGAAGACTACCGAAAACCCAAGTCAAACATGTATGTGTCGAAAGAATATCGGCCTGAATGACCATGGCGCATCGCTTTAAGGGATTCAACATAGAAGATATAGATCTGGAAAATTACCAAGATCTACTTCCGGAATCTCTGGCGCTGCAGCTTAGTATGTTTGTACCCCCCGAGGGATCTTTCGATACCGGGTGCATCAGAAGGTATCTGGAAAACTTAAAAAAATATGAAGAAGAAGACGTAAACTCGGGAATGACCCTTGCTAATCGTTTGCGACTTGCGTTTCGAGATTTAAAACCAGACACAATTTGTGGTAAGTTTCCGCAAGCAGAATTGCCGCTCAAAAGGAGGTTGCGATGCGTTGCCGAATATTTAATACGGTCGGGCGAACTGGAGAAACTGCGAGATGACAGCGGGAAACTGGTAAAAAAACGAGGTATTCTTGGAAAAATGGTCGTTTTGTACCAGCCGACCGATAAACTGATTGAATCTTTAACACGACAGGGTTTATTGGAATTATGAATCGTCGCGAAAAACTAATTACTGCTGCGCTTGGCAACGATTTTGATGAGACAAAAGCCCGGATGCTCGACGCCACCATTCGGTTAATTCTTGGCGACATGGGCCAGCATTATTGCAAGTTCTGGGAACATGAAGGGCCTGGCGTAATGGTCTTTCAGCCTGAGAACATGTCAAAATCCATGTTTTTCTTGACGCTCAAGGAGTTGCACGCAGCACAAGAAGAGTGCGAAAAGGATAACAACGGTGATCTGGCCGAGACTTTCCGTCGCATTTTGGAAGCTGCGCAGAAAATCGACCCGGCAGAAAAGGCTGGCTACCTCATTAACGATAAAGAGGGCATTCGCTATTCGGAAATAGACTATAACGTCGTCGCGGATGCGTAATGCCAATTCAAAATATTCGCTCTCACGTTGAGGACCGTGAGTTAATTACAAATTATGATCTTGTCGCGTCGGCGCACGCTCTTTTAGAGGGCATTGATCTGGATGTAGCCAGTTCTCATGTAGCAAACCGCTACGTCGAAGCAACGGAATATTTTACCCCTGTTGAAGACGGGTTGAATTGCCAGCAGTGGCACGGCAGCGTCTACTTGTTTCCACCAAGTGGTACGTATTTTTGGGATAAAAAGAACCAAAGGTGGAAGATGACAAGGGCAACGTCCCCGACCCTGGTGTCTTCTCATGCCATTTGGTTCAGAAAGCTATATAAAAGCTGGTCAACCCGACAGATTACTCAGGGTTTGTACTTTACAAACTGTCCCGACATGATTCGTTACGAGCAAAATATCTTTGATTTCCCCATGTGCATTCTCAAGACGGCGCCAACACTATTAAAAAATACCAGTGAAGGTGTTAGCAGACACAAAACGTGCACTTCTTTTTTGGTATATCTGCCCCCCATGGATCGATCGGCAGAATGCACCGAAAAGTTTATTGACATTTACAGGGAGAAGGGGCGCCTTCTTTACTGAGTTTTGTATACTGAACAACGATTAACCAAGACAATGACAGTGCTTGCAGATTGGCAAATCCAAGAGTTGGCCGAAGAGAAAGAAATGATTGTTCCGTTTGTCAATCGCGTGGTTAGTGAGGAAAACGGCAGGCGTCTCCTTAGTTATGGATTGAGTTCTTATGGTTATGACATTCGTCTTTCCCCGAGCCAGTGTTTGATTTTTGGCAGAATTCAAACGGGCGACTGTGATCCTAAAAATTTTGATCCAGAAATTCTTAAGGAGGCTGAGCTGCTTGAAGACGAGCGTGGTCAGTATTTTTTACTGCCGCCCTATGGATATTGCCTGGGCGTCGCTAAAGAGCGGCTGAAGCTGCCCAGAGATGTCACTGTGGTTGCCGTAGGCAAGTCAACGTACGCACGCTCTGGTATTCTGGTCAACATTACGCCAGCAGAAAGTGGTTGGGAGGGTTACCTTACTTTAGAGATCAGTAATTGCACTGGGCTTTTTAATCGTATTTACGCCAATGAAGGAATAACTCAACTTCTCTTTTATCAAGGATTACCTTGTGAGGTGAGTTACCAGGACCGCAAGGGTAAATATCAGGACCAGCCGCCGGAAGTTGTTTTATCTCAGGTTTAATTAAATATTGCCAAAGGCTCTGCCGGGCTTGTTTGCATAGTTGGTGCTGCCTGCGGGACCATATGTGTCCCCCAGGCTTGGTAATTCTGTTCCGCCAAAATTCGCCGGATTCCGAGGAGTGCGGCCACGAATAGTTGGTTCCGCGATGCCAGCCCTAGTTCTGTATTCGCCCGCGACTTTAGCGGCACGCATAAACTTACCCGCCCGCTCTTGTGGGTTGTTAATACTTTCTACTGATCGTCTATCTTCTTCTTTGACACGACGCAAATCTGTGTCGTAAATTTTTTCAGGATTGAGATCAGTTACCTCTACGCCCGACGAAGCTGCGTCAAGACGAGGATCGTAGACCTGATCAAAGAAATTTGCCATAGTATTATTGTAAGAGGAATAAATCAAGCCTTACATATCATGTACCACAGTGCGGCAGGGTTCCTGGATAGTTTTGTACAGGACGAAGTCAAGTGTCGGTGTTTAGATCTTGAAGAAGATTTTGGTCAACCTATCGCCAATCAAGAAAATGATGTACCCTTGTATGACATGTACAACAGGGGCTTGGTGGCATGCGAACAGGGAATGGAACGGAATCCACTCAACATCGAGGGGATGGAAAGGTCGGGCGTAACGGGCTACATTCCGTCGATGGAAGACGGCATGAAGATGGGAGCGTCGCCCAAGCCGAAGACCTTGGTGCTGGAGCTTGGGGAGCCAACCGAGGAGATGATGGAGGAGTCCCTCAAGCGCCGTGGTTTGCGCCGATAGAGGACGAAGAGGAAATCATGGATTGCCCAGGGGGTGTATGCCCGGTTCCTTGGGACACGGCTCAGCGTCGTCCCGTGGTGCAAGAAGATCTAGTCAACCATCCGTCTCATTACGCAGAGACGGGCGGGATTGAGTGTATTGAAGCCATTGAAGCACAGCTGACCCAAGAAGAATATGAAGGTTATCTCCGGGCCAATTGCGTGAAGTATT